CAACTGGAACTAGCACTCAAGGAACTTCAGGTACTCAAGGAACTCAGGGTACTCAAGGTACAACAGGTACTCAGGGTGTTCAAGGAACTCAAGGTGTTCAAGGTACAAGTATTCAAGGCACGAGCGGTGCTAATTTAACAATAAGTGCCTCTACCGTAAATGATACATTTTATCCAGTATTTGTTTCTGGTACAGGAGTACAAACACCTTTTATTAAAAATGCAGCAACAGCGTTTTCATTTAATCCTTCAACAGGCACTGTAACATCTACAACTTTTAGTGCTGTATCTGATGAGAGATTGAAGAGTGATATTAAGACTTTGGAATACTGTATTGAAATATTGAATCAGATAAGACCTGTATCATTTAATTTGAAAACAACAAACCATAAGAGTTATGGTGTAATTGCTCAAGAGATAGAAGAGATTCTGCCTGAAATTGTGAATACAGATGATAGAGATGGATACAAAAGCGTAAATTACATTCCTTTAATTGCGCTGTTGATAGAAGTCGTTAAGAAACAACATGTTGAAATAGAAAAAATTAAAAACAAACTTGACATTGAAGAGTAAAAGTATTATATATACTGATGTGTCCCGCCTAATGGGGGACAAAATCACTCGCTAAACAGGAGTTACATATGAATGATATTTTTAAGGCTTTCGCTGAACCTTTTTCTCTTCCCAAGCAGTTCAATACAACAGTAGGATTCGATGAAATCCTCAAGCGTGTTGCATCTGCTACAGAGAACTTTCCTAAGATTCCAACTTATCCTCCTTACAACATACGCAAGGTTGATGAAAACAAGTATGTCATCGAAATCGCCGTCGCTGGTTTCGGACAACAAGACCTTGAAATTGAATTGAAAGAAGGTGTCCTTTCAGTTAAGGGTAGCGTTGAGGCTAAAGATGCTACAGACTATCTCTTCAAGGGTATTGCTGATCGCGCATTCACTCGTCAGTTCACACTAGCTGATACTGTAGAAGTGAAGAATGCCGATCTGATCAACGGTATGCTCAAGATTTGGCTTGAGCGTTTTGTGCCTGAAGAGAAGAAACCAAAGAAGGTTCCTATTAACGAAAAAACTGATTCGACAAAGCAATTCTTGACAGAGAAATATGAAAAGTAATGGCTGATCTTGGTCCACTCCACAAAGCAACTCGTGATCTTCATCATTCCATAGAACAGACTCCTTTTGGTCTTTCTATGTCATCAGGTGATATTGATCCCGTGGAGTGGACCATTTGGCTCAGATCATTATTAGATATTCATACTGTAATTGATACTTGGGCACCCGATGCTTTGAAACGATCTAATGAAGTCGAGAAAGACCTGTTTGAAATGTATGATAGAGGGTATTCTGCCAACTATATCGAAGATGTGAAACTCTACCTCGATAACATCAAGACCGAAGAACAAGCATTGGGTGCCATTTACGTACTAGGTGGTGCACATGTTATGGGTGGCGCAATCATTCAGAAACAGATTAATGGTAAATTGCCTTGTTCTCATCTGATATATGCTGATCAGACAAGACGAGATGCTGTTGCTGCTATTAAGTCTCTCAGAGATAGAGATGAACTATCCGAAGACGCTCGCAACTGTTTCAAGATACTCATATCGATTGCAAACCATATCGAAAACAGAGAAAGGTAATATAACATTATATGCTCGTCAGATTTATCTATGATGTGGTATCTCTATTGGACAGAAGACATAGAGAGAACAAAATCCGAACTGAACTTGAAGCACTCTCAGACAGCGAATTGTCACATATCGGACTCAGACGAAACGATATCACCGAAGTTGCAAGAGAAGCTGCGCAACAACAATGATAAATGAGGGGCTTGACGCCCCTCTTTTTTTAATGTAATATATAATATTGTAATTGTCGTGAGGATTTTATAATGAAAGTGATCATTGCAGGTTCAAGAAACCTAGTCAAACTTTTCCATATCGAAGACGCAATCAAAAAAAGTGGTTTTGAAATTACCGAAGTTGTTTCCGGCTGCGCTGTTGGAGCAGACAGTCTTGGTGAATACTGGGCAGCTAAGAACGATATTCCTGTGAAAAAGTTTCCTGCACCTTGGGATCAGTATGGTAAAGCGGCAGGAGCAATAAGAAATGTGCAAATGGCTGAATATGCTGATGCGGCTATTGTTGTTTGGGATGGAGCCTCAAAAGGCAGTAAGCATATGATCAAAGTAATGCATGATCGTAGAAAGTCTTGTCATGTGCATGTCTTTGTGTCTGATAACTTTATGGATGACTCAGAATGAATTATAATATAATCGACTCGGCGAAACCTAAAACAGTTACAGTGATCACACCTACAACCGGTTCAGTAAAACTTGATGATGCTATTGAAAGTGTTAAGAATCAAACTTACAAGAATTTACAACACCTTATTGTTATTGATGGACCAGAAGCATTGGACAATCTGCATAATAATGTTCCCCTGAGGCCTACTCCACATAGGCTTTCCAGTTATGTCTTACACGAAAACACTGGTGGTAATGGTCTTAATGGTCAACGTATCTATGCTGCGTTTCCGCATCTCATCAATTCTGACTATATTTTCTTTCTCGACCAAGACAACTGGTATGAACCTAATCATGTTGAGTCTCTTGTGGCTCTCATGGAACAAAACAATCTAGATTGGGCATATTCTCTTCGACAAATTTATACAGTAGATAAGCAGTATGTTGCACACGATAACTGCGAAAGTCTTGGTAAGTGGCCAATCTATTTCAGTCATGATAATCCGCAGTATCTTATAGATACTTCTGCTTTTGCTTTTCGAAAAGATTTCATTCAAAGAACTTGTCATCTATGGCACAGCGGTCCTTGGGGAGAAGATAGAAGGTATCTTCATGCGGTGAAAAATGTATCTAAATGGGACACGACCAGAGAACACACGCTTTGTTATCGTCTGGATGGTAATCCAAACTCTGTGACGAGAGATTTTTTTATCAAAGGTAATGAAGTTATGAGAATGAAATACAATAATGAGTTTCCATGGAGTAAAAAATGAATTTGATTCAAGCACTGTATGAACTGAAGAGTGATGCTCATACAGACTTTAGAAAGAGCGATTTACTTAAATTTGTTGGTTCATGCTTCAGATATTCTGATGTATCACAATCACAAAACTTTCAAGATGTTTGGGGTCTTTCTGAAAACAACTTTAAAGAGAACGGCTTCTTCGTTGAGTTTGGTGCGACTGACGGTATTACTGGTAGTAATACGTATCTATTAGAAAAATCTTTTAAATGGACAGGCATTCTTGCTGAACCAAATGCTGTTTGGCACGAACGACTAGTTGCAAATAGAACTTGTAGCATTTCAGATAAGTGTGTGTTCACTGTTAGTGGTGAGCAAGTAGAATTTGTAACAACAGAAGATGCTGCTCTTTCTACCGTAAAAGGTTTTGGTTTGGATGATGAGTTTGGTAATATAAGAAAGAATTCTCCAACAACTCAAGTAGAAACCATAAGTCTAGTTGATCTGCTTGATGAATATAAAGCACCTGAGGTCATAGACTTTATGTCAGTTGATACAGAGGGTACTGAGTTCGGTATTCTAAATGCTTTCTTTCAACAGAATAAGAAGTATCATGTCAGATCAATAACTGTAGAACACAACTTCACTTCAATGAGAGATAAGATTCATTCTCTACTAGCATCCAACGGCTACTCAAGAAAATTCACAGAAATTTCACGTTGGGACGATTTCTTTACGAAGGATATTTGATATGAAAAAAGACTTGATTATAGGTGGCGCTTCTGGTTATGGATGGAATGAATTAAAGCATTGGGTGACTTCGATTAAGAGAAGTGGATTCAAGGGTGATATTGCTCTCGTTGTAACCAACATAGACATTGAAGATATCACAAAGTTGGTTGATGAGGGAGTTAAACTATCGATTTATGGTAACAAGATGCCTAACGGTAGTTTTACTGCACATGCCAATGGAGTTCCTCACGTTGAGAGATTCTTTTACATCTGGAACTATTTGAATACAACACAAGAAAATTATCGATATGTCATAACAACCGATACACGAGACGTTGTATTTCAATCGAATCCTTCAACATGGTTAGAGAATAATTTGATATCAAGACATCTTGTAGCCTCTTCAGAAGGTATGAGATATAAGAACGAAACATGGGGTAATCAAAATTTACACGATACTTTTGGACCTTTCTTTCACAACTTATATAAAGATAACGTAATCTATAATGTTGGAACTATCGCCGGCAATTTTGATTATGTTAAAGGTCTATTGTTCACGATTTTTCAAATGAGCATTAATCGTCCTATTCCTATTGTCGATCAGGCCGTTTATAATGTTATTCTTAGTACGATACCATGGTATCATGACACTATGTTCACTATTAATGAAGATGCATGGGCTGTTCAACTTGGAACAACACTCGAATCTATCAAGTCTGGTAAGGGTGATATTGGAATGTTATATAAAAATAAAATTGACACTTATCTTGAATTATACGAGGACAAGCAACCCAAACTTGTTGATGGTTATGTTGTGAACGATGATGGTAATAAGTTTTGTATCGTGCACCAATATGATAGAACTTTAGATTGGAAAGATACTATCTTGGAGAAGTATTCATAATGAAGAAGCCTCTCGTACTAGGATTCACCGACACACATGAACAGATTATCGATGTGTTTACGTCACTGTTGAGCAGACGATTTGATATTACCATCGATAATAAAAACCCAAAGTATCTACTATTCGGTGATCGAAACTTTGGCAATAACAATGTAAATTTTGATCCTAATAGTGTGATCAAAATCTTCTACACAGGTGAGAATCAAAGGCCTTGGGATTACATATGTCACTATGCAATCTCATTCGATCATCTTGAAACTGAGAGATTGTATAGACTACCTTTGTATGTTGTATTTGATTATGATAATGAGAAGAATGGTATTCCTTGCTATGCGAAGCATGTTCGTAAAGAAGAAGATATAGTAAGGAAGAATGGCTTCTGTTCGTTTGTTGTGAGAAATCCTAATTGTGAAAAGAGAAACATCTTCTTTCATAAACTAAGTCAATATAAGCAGATCACATCTGGTGGACCTTTGTTCAATAATATAGGTTATGTTCTGCCCTATGGTAAAGACGCAATGAAATCCAAACTCGAATGGTTGCCAAACTTCAAGTTCAATATGTGTTTTGAAAACAGCAGCTATCCCGGATATACAACTGAAAAGATTTATGAGGCGTTTATCGGCAATACCATTCCAATCTATTGGGGTAGCACGACTGTTGAAACAGATTTCAATCCAAAAGCATTTCTCAATTATCATGACTATGGAAATGACGAAGACTTCATCGAAGCTATCATAGAGATTGATAATGACTACTATAAATATCTCGACATGTATATGCAACCTATGTTTGTGAAGAACACAAATCGTTTTATGGATTTGAATAGGTTTCTGAACTGGTTTGAAACGAATGTGTATAAAGGATGATCATGGATACAATATTAGAATTTATCGCTCAACATAACATTAAAAGTGTTCTTGATATAGGTGCTAATGTTGGCTCATACTCTCGAACAATCAAATACTTTTTTCCTCAGATAGAAATTTTTATGATTGAGGCGAATCCTTATTGTGAACCCTATCTGAAGAATACTGGTCTAGACTATAGAATAGCATGTCTTTCTGATAGAGAAAAAGAAGTCGAGTTTTTTCTACAAGACGACAATGATATTGGTACAGGGTCATCTTATTACTTAGAGAATACTGAATACTATAGTCGGAAAAGATCAATAGTGAGAACAACTGAAACACTTGATAACTTGTTTGCCGATAATAACTTCCAATTCATCAAGATGGATACCCAGGGATCAGAGATCGATATCATCAATGGTGGTATGTCTGTGATAAATAAAGCAGAGTATGTCAGTATAGAACTATCATTGATTGAGTATAATCTCAATTCACCCTCGAAAGATACTGTTGTGTCGTTTATGAATGACATTGGTTTTAATCCAATACAGTTAGTAGAAGAGCATTATTCAAAGGGTAATCTAATACAAGAAGATTGGATTTTTGCCAGAAAATAGGAGATTATGATGTTTGGTGATCCAGAATATTTCGATATAGATCAGAAAAAGACTTTTGGTCTTTGGCCACATGACCAGGCTATTTCAGTTGGAATGAATCCATATATTAGAAGAATGAAACATGACAAGATTGCAATGCTTGTTGTTGGCGATTTGAGGGGTGAGTATATAAATGACTTTTTGACAGAAAACGATAAGATCGTTAAAGTAAATGTTGTCAACATATACAATGAAGATACCGAAATTTTGAAAGAAGTTTATAAAAAGAATACGGATAAGTTCAAGGGCAAAATAGATTTAGGCATATCCAAGGATAAACATAGAGATATTGTATGTGTAGATGTTAGTGCTTGCACAGTTGAAAATCTTGAGTTATATTATAATAATGTCAAGTCTGGTGGAATCTTTTGTGGCAATGGACATGATAAACAATCAACAAAAGATGTACTGACAGAGTTTCGTAGAAAGGTGAAGATTGGAACACCTATCTTAGTTTGTTATAAGACTATTTGGTTTTGGTACGTTCGATAAAGGAAAATAATAATGAAAACTGCATTGGTACTTGGAGCCGGCGGATTCATCGGCAATCATATGGTAAATCGACTAAAGAGTGAAGGTTATTGGGTCAGAGGTGTCGATCTAAAGTATCCTGAATATTCAAGAACCGCGGCAGATCATTTCGTTCTTCGTGATCTGAGAAATGCTGATGATGTTTATCAGTTGATTGGATATGCTGGTGCGTGTCGAAATCCTTATCAGATTTTCAATAAGCAATTTGACAAACCTTTTGATGAGATTTATCAGTTTGCAGCCGATATGGGTGGTGCGGGTTATATCTTCACCGGTGAACATGATGCGGATGTTATGCATAACTCCGCCGCCATCAATCTCAATGTTTTGAATTCTCTTAAAGAATATAATGCATCTTATAGAGTAAATAACACAAAGATTTTCTATTCATCTTCGGCTTGCATGTACCCAGAACATAATCAGATGGATCCTGACAATCCTAATTGTTCTGAAGAATCCGCATACCCTGCAAATCCAGATAGTGAATATGGTTGGGAGAAGTTATTCAGTGAGCGTCTATATTTCGCATATAACCGTAACTATGATATTCCTGTTCGTGTTGCTCGTTTCCATAACATCTATGGTCCACTAGGCACATGGGATGGAGGAAAAGAAAAGGCACCTGCTGCTATCTGTCGTAAAGTAATTCAGAGTAATGGTGTTATTGAAATTTGGGGCGATGGTAAACAGACACGATCATTCTTATACATAGATGATTGCATTGATGCTGTGAGATCATTGATGGAGTCTGACTTTATGGGACCAGTTAATATTGGTTCTGAAGAAATGGTAACAATCGACCAACTTGCTAATTTTGCTATTGGAATAAGCGAAAGAGATATAAATAAGAAGCACATTGACGGACCAACCGGTGTACGTGGTCGAAACTCGGACAATACACTGATCCGTGAAAAATTGAATTGGGAACCAAAGTTCTCTTTAAGAGAAGGTCTTGAGAGAACATATGATTGGATTGAAGAAGAGATTGTTAAAAAGGAATCGTTGGTGTGATACAATCGCCTTGTATAGGAGTATGTCGATATGAGGAAAACACAGAGCGAGACATTGAAAGAACATGTGAAGGGTGTTCAAGAACGCCTGAAGAAATTGAAGAATGGTACCGCGCAAGCGAAGGTCGTAGGAAAGAAATCTTACACGCCATTGAAAAAAGAAAATTCGACAAGGAATACAAAAAAGACTTGACGATCTTGCTAAGAACATCTAAGATACACAGATAATAGTTGTTCAAAAGGACATAGTATGCCTGCGGTATATAGAGAAGTTGAAGTTGATCTAGATGATTTTGATGACGATGACCTGATTGAGGAAATCGAATCTCGCGGTTACACTGTATTGATGGAAGATCAGGAAGATCAACATCCTGAAATACAGGAAGCAATCTGGCGGTACAAGAACGGATATATAGAAGATGCGATGATTCTTCTGGAGAGACGTTTTCCAGAAATGTACGGTATCTCAAAACTCATCAAGGAGAGGTAAATGATAACTTGGCTACGCGATAAGATTTTCGGAAAGAATTATGTTACACCGGTCGAGCCTGTTGCTCCCACTCCCGTTCCTGCTCCCGTTGTGGAGGAAGTTAAACAGGTGACGGAAAGTAAACCCAAGCGAGCAACTAAAAAAGTTGCCACGAAGACATCTTCTACTAAAAAGAAGTCTTGACGATTAATTGCGGGTATGGCATAATGGTGGTGTAGTAGCCTTCCAAGCTACCTAGGATCGGTTCGATTCCGACTACCCGCTCCATTTTTATTATGAGGTTATTATGAATAATGCGAAGATTATTGCTGTTACGCAGCCTTGGATTACGAATGATATGGGTGATTGGTTAAGCGTTGACGAGTTCATCGCATATGTTGCTCGTGTATCTAATCCTTCTAATCAAAACAACGCCCTGACTGCACCGAAGCTATTGCGTTATCTCGCAAAGCACAAGCATTGGTCGCCGTTTGAGATGGTAAACATTGTGATGGAGATTGAAACGACTCGCGACATTGCCCGTCAGATTCTCCGTCATAGATCGTTTTCATTTCAAGAGTTCTCACAGCGTTATGCCGATCCTACTCAGGACTTGGGTTTCGTTACGCGCGAAGCACGTTTGCAGGACACGAAGAACCGCCAGAACAGCATTGAAACTGAAGATGAAGAATTGCAAAAAGCATGGGCGGCGAGACAAGAACAAGTTGAAAATAATATTTCAAGAATCTATAATTGGGCGATTGAACATGGCATCGCTAAGGAACAGGCTCGCGCTGTTCTGCCTGAAGGTTTGACTGTTTCTCGCATGTACATGAATGGTACTTTGCGTTCATGGATTCATTATTGCCAGTTGCGTATGGGTCCAGAAACTCAGAAGGAACATCGTGAAGTTGCTCGTGATGCTTGGTATCAGATTACCGAAGTGTTTCCGTCGCTAAAGGATTGTCTTGATCTTGGAGAGAAGTGATGACCGACTATGATATGAGCATTCACACAAATCCCGATGCCATGGCATGGGCAAAGTTCTTTGTTGAAACTACTAAGAACATGGATCGTGATACCTTTCGTGATGAAGGTTATATGGTAGGTTGGTTTGCAAATGCTATGATGGCAATGTATGACCATGTAACAGGAACCAAGACAACTGTTCTTGATGATGGTTCTGCTTTTGTTGTTGATACTGTAAGAGAAAAGTGATGAAAGATATCATTAAAATGGCTGATGATCTTAAAGAGTTCGTTACTATGGAAGATGGTTTTGTTTACTGGTGGCCAAGTTCACAGGGAACGATATCGTCACATGATCTTCGCACACTAGCAGATGAACTTGATCGTCGGAATGAAGTATGGCAAATTCAATTGAATGATTTCTTCAATGACCTTGAAAAGAAGCAAGAGCGTCTTCCTGTAGAGTTTGAGAAGGCGATAAACGAAAATCTAGACAAACTTTATGAGAAGTGATGACAATTCAAATTATTGCTCTTGAACTTAATCTAAATGTAGATCATACCTATAAGCGATATTTCAAGTTTGACCTTGACGATGGTAAGAACTTTTGCTATCGTAGCCGAACAAGTCATGATGCTTTCTTTCATAGCACAAAGAAGCGCAATAGAAAAGAAAGTTTCTTATATACTTCAAGACATGAAGATGAACATCAATTGGATATTGCTAATTGGCACAATATGATGAAAAAGTATCCTAACTTAACAGACATTTATGCTGAAGTTCCTGTGGTTCATATAAAAAACCTATGGGAATTTTACAAACTCATAGGATATGATTATAAAACCAAGAAGTTTGGAGACTAAGTGATGCCTTTATATGTAAAGAAACCTATTCCAGTCGAAGCGCGTCAGATTACGATTGAGAATGCAGACGAACTTTCCGATTGGTCTGGATTATCTGTTATCCGTAGACCTAACGGAGATATCATAGGTATGATGACTTATACTCTTGAAGGTATGATGTCCGGTCAGATTGGAGATTATCTCATCAAGGACGATGATGATAAATTTTATTTTTGTGCCAAGTATATCTTCGAAAAAACATATGAAGATTTTACACCTGAATTAGATGTCAATACTATTAATCTGATTGATTTTGTGGATCAACCCGACGGTTCCGCTATTCTTCATTTCGATCTTGGTTCAGAAGCAATCAAGAAATTCGCTGAGATTGGTATGCTTAAGGTACTAACAGATGCTTCTAAAAAAGAACTGGAAGATGAGATTGATACTAACGTAGGTTGTTGAAATGAAAGTTAATATAGGCCCTTATAAAAAATGGATTGGACCATATCAAATAGCAGATATGGTTTTCTTTGTAAACCGTCGTGGCATTTACGAAAATTCCAAAGAATATACTTGGCGATACAAAATGGCCGAGAAGTTTGGTGACTGGCTTGCTGAAACGTGGGTGAGCGATTTTTGTAATTGGTTAGATCATAAGAGAAAACGTAAGATTCATGTAAAGTTAGATAATCATGATACATGGAGTATGGATGATACTTTGTCACATATCATTTATCCTATGCTCATTCAATTAAAAGAAACGAAACACGGATCACCTTGGGTTGAAGATGAAGATGTGCCTGAGCATCTTCGATCAACAAATGCTGAACCAAAAGAGAATGAATGGGACACAGACTCTTTATTTCATGATCGCTGGGATTGGGTTCTTGATGAAATGATTTGGGCATTTGAGCATAAAGTTGAT